GCCGTCGTTGAGTTCGAGAACCCGCACGCCGTGGAGATAGTCTGAACCGGCCATGGGTGGTTGCCTGCGCTGTGATGGAATGACAGTGCACAGGCTGCCGCGCGCGCGCCGAATGGGCGAGCGGCGGGACTTGTAGGGTTGGGGTTTACAGGGCCAGGCAGCGGGTGCCGCCTGGCGGGGTTCACTCAGACTGCTCGACCAGCCAATCGGGTGCAGGCGGTCGGTGTTCAATCAACGGAAACTGCCCCGTTTCAGGCCAATTACGCAGCGCTCGGCGGTAGGCCTGAAGCTCTGTGTACTGCGCGGCAGTTAATGTGGTTTCCAGACCCTCTTCCAACTCGTCTCGATGGCGCGAAACAACGCCATCAGTCTCCGCAAGTTGCCCGTCGCGCCATAGACGTTCAACGGATGCGAGAAAGTCCGGGGACGGCTTAGGTGGATCAATCAACATTGGATAGCCGTTTTCTGACAAGGCCAACACCTGACCGCCAGCCTGGCCTTGCAGCAGTTCGGCATGTTGCTCAACGGTGATCTTCAATCCACCGTTGTCGCGATCCAAAAACAGAAAACGCTGATCTTGTTCGACCCACTTGGCCCACATTGCAGGCGGGGGCGCTGGAGGTAGATCCGTCAGCACCGGGACGCCATCGACAGACACCAGAATCTGCCCCTGATGAAGGCCCGCCATCAGGGTGTCGTATTCCTCTGATGTGAGCTGAGTCCCGCCGTTGTCGCTGTCCGAGAATAGGAAGCTCTGGTCATCATCAGACCACTTTGCCCATACCGTCATGCCGCCGCTCCTTTTGCAATGTAGTGACAAACTGCTGAGGGAATATTGCAGCGGCCGTTAAACCCCGAGCTGGACGCGGAATCATGCCAAGCCGACGAGGTAGTCGTTGAAGCGTTAACGGGCGTGATAACCACCTCATCAACCCGGCCAAAACCTAGTGGGAAGCTCACAGCCACAGGTGCTCCTGGCGTTGCGCTTGCAATAAATGTCCCTCGGCACTCTTGCTGCCCATTCGGCAACTTTTGGTGGCCGCTTGTGGAAGTCGATCCTGCAAACATGGCAGCGTGTCTAAGCGCGACAGAGCCGCCGACCAATCGCCATTCGCCCGACAGGCGTGCCAATATCGCCGAATCCCCTTGACCAAGAACAAGGCTGATGGCGCTACCGCTCAGGTTCGTACAAATCTCGCCGTTCGACCCAGATATGGTTACAGCGCCAGCACCACCGCTTACAACCTTGATCATCCCGCCAGACGCGATAGGCGCAGTTGGGGGCAGGGTTATGGTCACTGCTGCGGCAGCTCCCACGTTAACGATGCTACCGACGCTCCCATTGTTAAGTGTCGTGCTTCCAGAAACGGAACTGAAACTGCCCCACTCAACCCCTTTTCGCTTTACGAACTGAGTAGACGCGGGGCGCTGACCACTATCAAATTGCGGGACAACCACGCTTGCGATCATATTGCCGCCACTGACGTACCACGCACCCGCGCCGGGGGCATTGTTCAGCAACGTCAGTTCAAGAATATCCCCATAAATCATTTTCATATTTTGTACGCTAACCGACTGCCCCGGATCTGCACCGTATATAAGGTCGGTCCCGGCACGAGTTACAGCAGACGAAGCGGTGTTGTAACAAATTAACGTGACAACTGAGCCATTAGGCAAGTCTGACGAAACAGGGAGATTGATAGTACTTGCGATATCCCCAAACAATACGGTTGCTTGACCAACAGAAGTGGCCAGGATCGAGCCGCTATTATTTATTGCGGTACTTCCTGAGTATTGTTTTCCCTGGCGCCGAACCCACTCGGTTGTTGCCAGGAGTTTGGAATTATCAAAGCGTGGTGCCGCCGGAGCTGTCGGAAGGCCCTGGAACGCAGGCGAATTAATCGGCGCAAAACCTTGAGTTACGTTCTTAATCCGCAGATCGACGTACTCGCGAGTCGCCAACACCACGGCCGGGTCAATCTTCAGCGTGATATTTCCGGTGCTGGACACAATGAAATTCATCCGCACTACTTGCGTGCGGCCCGATCCTTGGGAGAGCAGCGATTTGTAGGTCGGCGCACAGTTCGCGACCGCCACGAGATCGCCGTCCGCGTCGTACACACCAATTTCGCGAATCCATCGACCGCCTTCATCAGCCGGAATAATCTGCTCAGCAATGATCACAGCCGGGTTCGCCGGATCAACCCGAACCTGATTCAAAGGACGGCGGCGCCATTCGTTGATCAGGCGAGTCTGCGACGCACTGGGGATGGGGTCAGTGTTGTTTGCGTCACCCACGCCCATGTCAGTGAATTTCCAGGGAATGCCGAGCGCGTCAGCGTTCGCCTGCTTAGCCATGCCCACGTTAGTGAGGATGGCGAAAAACTGCGAATTCGCATCAATCATAATAAACGTCCAGGGTGTCTATGGAGTGTTCGCGACCCACCACGCCGATGGTCCCGGAGACCTCAATGTCACGCATGACCGGCGGGTATATGTCGATTTCATCGCCGTCGTACACGGCGACGCTGATATTCAAAACGCCTGAGCTTTCCAGGCTGATCGCAAGCCCGGTCAGGTGACGGGTCACTGGTCTGGCGTCATCAATGAGCCAGGTCAGCTCCTGGTACATCTCTTCGGTAATGCCGGTGTCGAGCACGCCCACCTTGATAGCGAACGTACCGGGTACGCCGTTAGGTACGGTCTGCCACCACTCCTGCACTTCGATCAGGTAGCCCAAGGGCTCCACCACGCGCCTCAGGGCACCGATGGTGCCTTTGTGCGCGTGGATGTAGCGGGATGAACGGATGGCCGCGCGCTTGGTGGCTTCTGTCCAGTTGCTGTCCCAGCGGTCGACGGAGAAGGCCCAGGCCAGGTAGGGCAGTGCCACCACCGGGCAGTCGTCCGGGTTACACAGCTGCCGCAGTGGGATCGGTACACGTTGAATCTGCGCCAGTGCTTGTGCTGCCTGGCGCTCAAGCGGCGTGGAGTTTCCCGGCAGCAGGTGCTGAGCGCCCATTACTCGGCACCCCGCGTGACGGTAATTCCGGTACAGAAGGGCGCCTGGGCCTTGGTGGCGACGATATCGACCCAGTCTTCCAGTACGACTTTTCGAATTCCCTCAACGTGCAACGCGGCATGGATGGCTGATTCCGAAACCTCCATACCCAGCCGCCGACGTTGACTGACGTAGGCCAGCAGACTTTTCTCCGCAGCTACCAAACTGGGTTCCGACTCTGGGCCGCTGCTCAGCGGATACAGCTTGGCTTTGACCTGGTAGCGGAGAATTTGCGCGCCTTGGACGGTCAGGCGATCAGCCACAGGCCGGCGGTCATCGTCGCTGAGGTACGCCTTGACGGCGGCGACCAGATCGACAGATGCCGTACCGTCACCAAGCAATGCCTGTACGGTGACGACTGCGACGGCAGGCGATGGGCTTTCAGCGGTTGCGTCGGCAACACGGCCATCTGCCCCGCGCGCATGAAAAATGTAGCTCTGGCGAGGTCCCGCAGTGCTCAGCCCTTCCCAAGACATTTGCGCCCGCTCGCGCAAGCTGTCATCGCTTTCCATAATCCGTGCCACGGGTGGAACCGCCAAGGGTTTGGCTTCTTGAACTACCAGGCGCTTGACGTTGAAGTTGCCAGCCAGTTGGTCCAGATCGGGGCCTCTGGCGAAGGCCAGCAGGTTCGCCATAGATGCTTCATTGACCCGCTGGCGCCAGATGGTTTCGCGATAGGCGTTCTCTTGCAGCAGTTTGGCCAGGGGTTCCGAATCCATGTCGAGGCGCGCGGCAATCTGCGGCTGTTCCTCGATCGGCCACAGGCTGATCATGTAGGCCTTGCGCTCGGCAAGGATCAATTCGAAGTCGATCTGTTCCACGATCTGCGGCGCAGGGAGTTGGCTGAGGTCAATCGCGGCAAAGGAATTCATACGCCGCCACCCATTTGCAACGGCACGCTCAAGCTCAGCGGCTCATTGCTGTCGACGACAGAGCCTTCCAGCTCCAGAACCGATTGACCTTGCAGGTTCGCGCCGAGGAACTGCACACGACTCAGACTGATGCGGGGTTCCCAGCGCATCAGCGCCATGACCGTGCCCGCGTAAAGGCGCAGGCGCGTTGCGTCGTTGAAGGGATGATCCACCAACTCGGATAACAGGCTGCCGTATTCGCGGCGCATGATGCGGGTGCCGATACGGGTGGTGAGGATGTCACTGATGCTCTGGCCGATGTGGTCTAGTTCGCTGATGTCGGCGCCGGTTTCTCGGTTCATGTTGGTACAGGCCTCCCGGACTGATCGGTGCCCTGCTTGACGCCAGAGGTCAGGTGATTGACCAGGCTGACACCCGCCGCGACCACGTCTACCGAAACGTCCACCCGGCCGACCACGTTCTGATTGCCGGTCTGGTTGTAGTCGCCATGGTGATTGATGGGGCCGATGATGTTGATTCCGCCCGTGCTGACCAGGCTGGTGGTGCCGCTTTCGGGCAGGGTGGCGTTCAGGTGATGGTCGACGCTGTCGTACTCGATCACCGCGCCGTCGGCGTAGGTGCGACGGTGCAGACCGGCTCGGTTGCCGTTGGCGGGGATGTGGTCACTGAACAGGCCGGTTACGACAATGCCGTTGGCGAGCTGGCCGGATGGGCTGAACAGGATCACCTGTTCGCCTTCGGTGGGCGGATCCCATTCCTGATCAGCTCCGGCGCGCAGGGCGAGCCACGGTAGCCAGGCGGTAGTCAGCGTTCCGGTTTTTACCTGCACACGCGGGGGCTCCATCTGGACGGCGGCGATGACGCCGAAGCGGATGAGGTTTTCGAGCATGCGGGAGAGGGCGGCGAAGTCGTTCATGGCGCCGATGGTGGCGCCACGCGTGCATGGATGCAGCAGCTGCTGGTTGTAACTTGGCTGCTTACAAACTAAACATTACTTAATCTGAAGACATTCTTCTATATCGAGTCAATTGACCGCCCTACGAACTCGCCAGCACCATGCCAGGCACTCTTCTTTTCGCCAGTTTCAGGTTCAATGAACCATGTTTCCTTCCAGACGTTTTTTAGATTCCATTCCCAACTTACGATTTGCCCTTTCTTAAAATCTTTACTGGTAGAAGGGAATATCCGCTGGGTTTTTCTCAGCCCGCCAGTGCTAACTGACTCAAGAATAACTCCTTTTACGTCAGTTCGCTCAACAATGCACTCGGGGTCTGAGTAAACTGGAACGTCAGAGTGAAGTACCGTATGCGTTTCGCTTTGCAATGATTTTAATGTTCGTAATATGGTGAGTCCAGAGTCTAATGCACTTATTACGTCATCTTCAGATGCTTCTCTTGTGTGGATTATCTTGTTTCGGACTTTCATGAATAATTTCGTAGAACCAACTATATCTCCCTGAATTCCTCCGTATTGCCGATTCAGTCTATCCATTGCTTCTGTTGTAGAGAATTCTTGATTTCGTTGGAGAAGGCCAACGTTTGCAAGTGCTTTTTTCGCTGCTATTTCGATGTATCCGCTTAAAGTTATGAGTGCTACTCTCGGAGATCTAGAAGCTTCATCCAAGATTTGCTTTATTTCATCGTGCTCAACTTTTTCTAAGGTCTCTGCAATAGGTTGACTGTCTGGCGCTGGAAGAGAGATTACAGTTTCTTTTGCAGTTTCTGCGGTGACTCTTAGCTTTTCCAATGAATCGGTCAATTCGAATTCTTGTCCTAGCATCTTCCCTTTTTTTAGTCGTGGAATAATTTCCGCTAATTCTTTTCTGAAAATAAACAGTGCCGTGAACCCCAAAATAGGCCATAGAAGCTGGGCTAAAGCGGAAATTAGCTTCACAAGAAATTCCATGTACAAACTCCTGTCGATTCTGGGGGCGTCAACAGAGTGTATCGGAGTTGAGTTACGGAGGGCGACGTCATCATGCAGTCAAATGCGACAGCAAACGATCACGGATCAGGTCAAGGTCCGAATCTGTAAAGCCGAGCACTTCGCGTTGCTCGTATCGCACATCGGGAGCGCCGCGCTCAGCACGATCTTTCAACCCGTACTGGTGGACCCTCGCGATCCGGGCAATACGCCCGGTAAATCCAACGGTTACGGCATTGCTATCACCCCGTACTTTCAAGTACGACGCGGTCCGCAACTTTTTGAACATCGCCAGCTTCCGCCGAACCCGCCCCTGTTTACCGCGCAGGTTCCGCTGCTTACGCGGTGCAAACTTGGTCCCGTCCGGGTTCTCCTGAGCCACCACGCGTTTCTGCTGACTGCGGCGCAGCTCCTGCCCAATACTCCGGGTTAATTTTCCTCGCTCACCAGGCTCCAGCCGATCTAACAGTACTGCCGCCCAGGTCTCCAGTGCTTCCAGATTATTCGCCATCCGGCACTCTCCACTCGCTGGTGTTGCCCTGGGCCCCAGGCTTCCAGTTCGGATCGAGATAACCCGCCACGTACTGCGGTTCGTTCGGATGCTTCACGGTGGTGTTGCCTTGGTCATCGTTGCCAACGACCACGCGCTCTGTCAGCGCCAGGGTAATACTGAGGTCCACTTTGTCCTTGTCGAGGATGTCCGCTTCGAACTGAATGCCGTTTTTGACCTTGTCGAGGTTCTCCAGCAACTCGGACTGGTTAACGCTCAGCCAGCCCAGGATTGGCAGAAACACGCTGTCTGGGTGCCCGGCGAACTCGGTGAGGATGATCTGCAGGTCAAAGCTGTATTCAAACGACAGCGTGTGTGCGGCGGTGCAACGGACCTTGCCGTTGTCGATGAATATCAACAGACGGTCGGGGTCGTGCTTGAAATTGGCGACGGTGGCCAGGAGGTGAGCGCGCAGGCTCTCAGGCTTGTTCATGGGCTGGCCCGCTGGTGTTTGTAGACCATGTCGACCTGTGCCGCGCAGTCGGCCCAGGCGGCTTCGGTGCGGTCTTGGTCGGTCAGTAGGTCACCGTTTTTGAGGGGGCTGGTCGCCGGCAGGTGGCATGGCACCACGGCCGGACAGCCAGTCACGATAAGCGGCGGCGCCGGTGATGGCGGGGCGCTCGCGCAGCCGGCGAGCAGCATCAGGCAAAAGCTGAGTAGCCCACTCGCGCAATTCGGAGTTTTCACGTTTGAGTTCCTCTATGGTTCGCTCGCGTTTTGCCAGGCCCTGGCGCAATAGGTCTTGCTGCGTGCGCAGGGCGCTTTGATTTTCGCGTTCCTGTTGCAAGGTATCGGCGAGGGTGTTGGCGGTTTTCAGGTTGCGGGCGGCGTCGTCGCGGGCGGTCTTTGCCGCATCTTGCGCCCGTTCGGTTTTGCCTTCAGCGACGTTGATGCGTGTTTCCTGGACCCAGATCAGCAACGCGAGGGCGCCGAGAAGGGCGAGGCCGTACAGAGCCTGGCGCAGGGTGCTCACGCGCGGTACCAGCCAAGTTTATTCATGGCAGCGGCATCGAGCTGCTTGATCGGACCGCGCACGATCACGGCCCTGGCGCCGTTCATGATCTGAATGGACTCGGCCAACAGCTGCATATCGTCCTGTTCGGTCGACTCCGGTACCACCAGCAGGTCACCGTCCTTCACCCGCAGCTTTTGCAGCGCTTCGAAGTCGATCATGCCGCCACCCCTTTGCCACACTCGCAGGCGGCGTGCCGCTCGTAGGCGCGCTGGAGCTTGGTGTCGTAGAGATTGCGCAGGTAATCCGGTCCGTTATAGAGCTTGGCGAACTCGGCCCATTTACGGGCCTTCAGCGCCTTGTGTAGCACTGGGTCGGTTTCAATGAAGCGGGTGAAGGCGTCGAACTGCTGCGATTCACCGGCACTCATCGCCGCCACAAAGTCCTGCACGCTGGCATAGCCGAGGCGCTTCCAATGGAACCCCATAATCTGGAAGGAGCCCCAGGACGCCGACTCCAGGGCGGCGGTGTCATCGATCAGGCGGGCCATGGCCAGGCGCTGGTGCTCGGAGGTTCCGCCGATGTATCCACCGGGTTTCGGGTTGACCAGGGCAGGGTTGGCGGTGGCGAGTTGGTCGGCGTGCCGCTTGAGTTCGGCTGGGTCATCGCCGGCATGCTGAGGGGCGGCGAGCTGGCGGTACATGATGTGCCGTTCGAACAGGATCACCGGCTTGCCGTTGTCGAGAAAGCCCTTGCCCTTCGATTCCACTTCATTGACCGCGTAGATGCTCGCCAACGGAACGTCGAGGCGTTCGGCAGCGGCCACCAGGTCATTGTTGCGCAGCAGCTGGGCGCAGTCGCCACCGGCAAGGCTGATTTGGGTCTTGGTACCGGCGATGCCGTCGGCGACCAGGCCGACTTTGACCTGGTAGGCACGGACGGCAGCTTCGGTTGTGTCGCCGTAGTGCCCATCCGGCACCAGGACGGCACCCTGCTTGTTGAGGTTCTTTTGCAGCATCAGCACTGCTTGCGAGCGGTCGCCGTGGCGAAGGGTGGTGGTCATGCGCTGGGCCTCAACAGGGCGGCGACGTTGCCGCGTGAACGGAAAATCAGGATGCAAAGCAGCACGATGGCAGCGGCCTGCCCGAGGCTGGTGGGCTGGCGTTCCAGCAGGATCTCCAGACCGCAGATGCACAACGTGGCGCCAAACAGGCTTGCCAACAGCGAGATGCTGCGGCGGTACCGCGCATCGCCTCGGGTGTAGCAGGCCAGGCGCAGGGCACTCAGCAGGTAAGCGATCGCCGTAATCAACTGCACGGCCAGTTCGATGTTCGGCATATCAGGTGCCCCCTCTGATGCGACGCCATATGTCCCAGATGTCCGCTTTTTCCACCCACACCATCAGCTTGATGCTGATCGGGATGACCACCAGGGCACAGACAAATGCACTGCCGCCGCTGGTGATAAACGGAATTGCCTGTAAGGCCATGGGCGCAAACAGGTAACCCACGCCGGCCGACAGGAACAGTGAGCCCAGCCGCTGCCAGACTTTGAGGTCGCGCTTGGTACTGGTAACCAGCCAGGCGCCGAGGATGGCGCCGAATAGCGCCCCGTCGTCGATAACGGGCGTTACGGTAGACAGGCCCAAACCAATGAGCAGGCCAGTCACAACGCTGGAAGTCGGATCAGCCATGGTGTGGTTTTCCTTCGATGCAGGGGGTCAGTTCCATAGCTGCACCATCTGCCGCTGGGGCGCGCTGGTTTGGGCTTCGGGCATGTTGACGACAAGGCCTTGCGGCAGGATTGGGCCGTGGTCGGCCAGGCCGGGGTTCGCCTCAAGTACGGCTTCGGTGACGCCCGCAGTGCGGCCGTAGAACCGCCAGCAGAGGGCGTCTACCGTGTCGTTTTGGTTGGCGCGGATGGTGACTGTCATCACTCGGCCTCAGGTTCTACGGATGTGATTGGTGTCGCGTACTCGAAAGCACCATCAGGCGACACGTAGGCGCCTGGGGACGCTCCGGTTTCAACCACTCTGAAAATCGCCAGGCCGAGCGGGTGCATAATTTCGCGGTTGATCCGCTCATGCAGGCCGAGGCGGCTGATTTCGTTCCAGTCGATTACTTTCATGTCACCCATCAGATCAACTCCACGGTGGTACGACTAATTCCGAGGAAATCACGGACGGCCCAACGTAGATCGCGGCGGTAATCGTCGATGGTCGGGGTGGTTTCTTCGGCTTTATCGCTGCCGGTGTTGGTCGCGCTGTAGTCGCGGTAGCGCTCGCAGACTTCGGCGCCGGTACCGGCCTCAATCGCACGGCGGTACAGGTGGGCCTGGACCGATACATCGTTGATCTTGTCATCAGGTACGTCGGCCAAGGTGGTGTAGCCGGCAGCCAGTTGTTTGGCTTTCCACGGCCTCAGTTCTCGGTTGAGGTTGATAGCTGCTGCGATTACGGCAGTTTCCAGCCGGGCTGGGGTGACGCTGTTGTCGATGCGCAGAGTGGCCCGCAGTTGCTCAAGATCGATTGAGGGCCAGAATGGGTCGGTGTTTATATGACCGCCGGTGACCGGTCCGCTGGCTACGAATGCGCTCAAAGGGAAGGGCCTCGGATGTCTGCGCGGGAAACTTCGTGCAGGATCTGCCGCCGGGTGAATTCGGGGTGCTGCGTATAGATACGGTCCATCGCTCGCATGGCGTTGCGGTTCACCAGCCCACGTTCGTGCGAGTTGGCCGGCATGATGGAGCCTTTCAGGATGGGGCCGGTGCAGACGGTGCGGTCGTAAGCCTCTGTCTCGGCCACGTACTGTTCAGCCGCAGCAGCCAAGCGCCGGTCAGATTCCGTTGGAGTGAAATCACTCTGGTAGAGGTTGGCAAAGGCGGTGTTCATGACTGCTCCGATAGATCGCCGGTGGTCGGGGCTTCACGTTCAGGAGGAGCGGCCTGGCCGATCCGCCCCGAGCCGGCGGGGTGCGTGGGGACGCTTGGTTAGCTGCCAGTGGCAGCGTGTTTTTTCAGGAGGCGCTCAGCGCTGTCCAAATCCTTCTTGCCGCCGCAACCGTCGTGCAGCTCGATCGCCCGCTTGAGCAGATCGATACCGGCCTGAATCTGTCCGGGCTGACCTGGCTCCTCGGCGGTGATGCCATCCAATGTCGCGCGGCCGGT